CACACCGAAGTCTCGCAAGACCTGCTCTGCGTCAGCCAATGGTGCCGCAATGCTCATGTTCGGGATGTCGGGCGCGTTCACCACGCTGACGAACAGACTCATGCCGCGTTCGGGATGGATGGTGACCTTGGTACGTGTGCCTCGGACGTTCACCCCACACATGTTGTCGAAGCAGAACTTCTTGCCGTCCATGAAGGTGAACTTGGTGGGAGCGAGTTCGCTCATGTGGTGTTGCTGAATGTGCTTCATCGTGCTTGGGTTTGGGTTGCCATTGCCTTGGATGCCTGCAGGAGAATCTCGCAGACAGACTTCAGTTCTGGTGTCTGAATCTGGGCCACGTGGTAGCAGAAGCCATTGACCATGACGTGGGTTGTGTCGCCCATGGTTTCAATGTTGTAGTCTGCCATCGAGCCGCTGAACTCGGTGTTGATTCTGGGGAGCATGCTCATGCTTTCTTGGATTTGAGGATTCGCTTGATGGTTTCAGGGTCAGTGGTGCCGTACTGCCGCAACAGCCTAGCTTCACGTTCTCGCTTCTCTACTTGGACGCGCTCTTGGAGCACACTAGCCAAGGTTGTCCCGTTAGGGTATCGTTCCCAAATGTTCATGTCATTCGTTGATTGCGTTGTAGTAAATGGTTGAAAGGTCTGTGTACAGGTTGTACAACTCCTCGTTTGCGTCAAAGGTCCAGTCGTCCTGACGTGCCATGTAGTCCTTCATGCTCTCCATGAAGGCTTCTGCGATTTTGATTTTAGTTATCGTCGTCATTGGTCTTGGTCTTCTTCGTTAGTAGTCAAGTCATCGAGGAAGTCGTAGCCATATTCAACTTCTACTTCTCCGTCCTTCCCGATTAGGTCATACACAACTCCCTCGTGTCCAAATACAATTTGAAACGTCCTGCCGTCTGGCAGTTTGAAGTGGCGTGTCTTGTTCATGCGCTTTGGTGCGTCCGTGGTTTGGAAAGTCTCGATGCACTCCTGACAGCATTGACGTGTCTCTGCGCTCTCGTTGGTAGGCACGAACGTGGTCTGGCAAATTGAGCAGGCTTTCATGATTCACGTGTTGGTGCGTACACAATGTCTGCCGCGTGAACCAAGGCGTTTGCCATGGTCCCGTCTGGTCCCTGCGCTCGGATGCGCTCCTTGATGATGGGGCGGCACTGCTCGATGACCTTCAGCGCAGTTGCCACTCGCACTGCTTGGGTGCCGTCTCCTTGCGGGACGTTCTCTCCTGCAATCTCGCAGGCGTTGTACATGGTGGCGGCCAAGGTTGCATCGTTGGCGTTCTGGAGTTGTTGAGCGAATGTCATGGTGTATGTGTTTCGTTTCTGGCAACCCACAGCGGGCGCCTTCTAATAACTATACGAGCCAAGGTCTGGGATATTGCATGGGCGTTTGTTAATCGGTGTTAACGTATAGGTATGGGTTTCGTGGTGACCCACGGATGGGTGCTAGGTCTTGCCTTCTGGAATGGTGGGGGACATTGTGCCTGTGGCCTGTGTGTCTCCTCCCCTTGCGTGGGATTCGTTCTGTTTGCAGCCTGTATGGAAACGCCAAAAGGAAAGCCAGAACCTAGAACCAGAAAGGGAAAAAGCAACAACCCCTGGGTTTCGGCAATCGGTTTCGGTTGACGTGCTGCACCGCTGCCGTATACGTATAATCCCGAGGGTCTGTATGTCTCTACTATTTTCACAGACATTCACACCTTGAGGAAGCGCTATGCACGCATAGGTTTACTTGACTTTGAAAAAAAAATGTAGTACCTTTGCTAAGTACCTTGAGAGGACAGGTCTTGAGGGTGCGGCTCCTTGGGGGCCTTCCCTCCACGACACAGAGCTGACTCACAGATACCTCAAGTCCTCTGGTAAAAAAAAGTATCAAGGGATAGCTATATCATGGAGCCAGTCAATCTACATCCAGCAGCATTGGAGCTGTTGTCGAAGGCATTAGCCAAGAGCAATGGGTATCACACTCCGAGAGCACGGAGGCGAGCCATGGATAGGGCCTTGAAGGAACTAACGAAGCAGAGCAATAAGGAGCGCGGTGATTCGTTAGGTAGTCATGACGACTAAAGAACCCATTCACATGTGCGACGTGGTCTTGTACGACAGCAAGGCGAAACGTCACTACCGTCTCTTCGATGCCGTATTAGTAGGTAACGACAAGAGGCTCATCTGGAGGAACGATTACTTCAGGGATAAGATTATCAGGGATGTCTTCAAGACGAAGACCCGTATCCAGAAACAGCGGGACAACCTCCACCTGATGTGCGAGTCCATCAAGTTCAAGAAGTTCATCAACTATTCGGACGCAAAATGGGGTTGCACCAAATGAGTATATTTGCTGTATGCTCGTTTCAAAGATTTCACAGAAAGGGAAGCCTAAGACAGGTGCTCGTAAGAGCGCAGCGGTGAGTGAGGACGCGAAGGCTATGACAGCAGAGGTTAAAGACTACCTCATGAAAGCTGTACCCGATGCACAGATTAGCGAAGACTTCCTGGTTAAGGTAGCTTCTACTTACGGTCTCTCAAACCGCAACCCCCAGATTCTGGACGCGGCAGTCAAACAGCTGAAGAAATGAAGACCGCTAAGAAGTCACAACGCCCCAAGCTCAAAGTTTCATCTAAGAAGGTGTCTGTCCCGCCCCCTGCTGGATACCACTGGATGGAGGAGCAGGGGCGTTTTTATCTTATGAAGGGAGACTACAAGCCACACCCTGGTGCCGTAAAAGAAGCTGGGTTCAAACTTGCCGACCATGCCAAGTAAAAAAAAGAGCAGGGTCAACTACCTTCTCACTCAGCTCAAGGGTTCTAAGGATGGAACAATGGGTGGCACACCTGTAGACAAAGCTGCTCACTTATCTTATATGGACACGACTCTAAAGAGTATGATTCCAGATGTCAAAGAGCGAGGTGATGTCC